TAAAGTCCGGCATTTTGAAAAAAATAAAAAGGAAGGTTTACGAAATAGGTTCGACCTGGTGGATAAATCTGGGAGCTTGTATCGTATTTACCTGTGAGCAACTTGAGTCCTGGCTGGTTTTCATAGGTAACATACAGATCATTATAAATTTCGATAAATTCTCCTGTAAGAGTCTGAATCGTCTGCCCACCGATGATCAACTCTGCACGGTTCACAAGCCAGGTCCCGACCGAGTCGTAATAATTATAACTGACGGATGGAATAACGTTTGAAGCGACGGGATAAACTGAGATGTACGTGTTTGAAAATATACTTGTCGTTGAACCCGCTTGATCGGTTGTTATAGTTATGGGAATATCTGTAGCAGTCTGAGTCACGCGATATGGAACCGTCACAGTATATTGAGGGAAAAGACCGCCTATGTCAAAATTGTACGTGTTTGTCCCGAACGTGATACTCTTCACGTTATCTGATGACGACAGTACCGCCGTTAACATATACGTGGCAATGTTTGAAAATTGAAGATTTCCTGTCGTCTGATTCACTGATATAAGTGTGGAATTCGTTCCTGCCGGGAGACTGAAATTTGTTTTAAAATTAAATGGGGTATCCGGTCCTATGGTTTGAACTTCGGTTGAAGGCTTGAGCAAAATGCCGTTATTGGAAAGCACGGTCTCGTACCCTGTATATGTCTGAGCTCCTAGTTGAGTAATTGAATAATAAGATGTGTTTAGAATGGTTATAGCTGAATCAGAGTACACGTTTGTGTAGTACTTCTGACTCGTACTTGTGACCACGATAGGCATACTGAACGCGATTGTAGGGTCGCGTCCCTGGAGACTTAGGGTTGTGTAAGCGTAATCCGGGGTTGCTGATCCCGTGTTCCACACGGAAACATTAGCCACATAATTTTGGGGTGCCTGTTGAAGATAGATGACACCGGACAGTAACCATGTCCCTGTAGAACTAAATGTCATGGAATGATCAGACCCAAGGGTCACGGTTGTGTTTTGGGGTGGCACAATATTTCCAAAAAATGGAACTATATTGCTTGTTACTGGCGTATTCATATTAAACATATACAAGTCATCGACAGGGGTGACTGTTAGGTATGTTCCTGGTGTGAACTGGGTTACGATCGAAGTTGTAGTCGCGTAAAAATAGTATGTATTTGCCGTGCTTGCTACGACCAGAGGCATCAAAAGAGGCATGGATGGGTCTGGCGAAACACGGAAATCGCATGAGTAAGCAAATTGAGGCACAATTGGGATTCCGTTTGGATAGATGCTTTCATTCGGATCTGAACCATATGCAATATTGAGGACTGATCCTGTTCCAAGTGAAAATCCTGCACGGACTATATAAAAACCCGTATTCGTAAACTTGAGTCGACCGTTGGTAGTGACGGCATATGTTGAAACCGTATCCTGGTTTGTCCAATTGTAAAAATTTAGAAAACTCTGAGTAGCTCCTGTTATAGAATAGGTCTGTCCCGCGGGAAGACTCAAAAAAATACTGGTGCGTGTATTCACCAGTGGCAACCCCGTACTTTGAATCCAGCCAGCTTGCTGAAGTGTGAAATCCGATGAACGCGTAGAAACTACATTTGAAATATAGTTTGCAGACAGATTTGATGTTGCGATACTATTGGCGGAGGCATTCGACAGTGAGGTTCCTACAATGTAGATCAAATTGGAAGAATTTGTGGGTGAAACAGCTCCCACCTTTGGATCGAGCCCCCAAAATACTCCTCCATTCTGATCCACCTCGAGCGTTGCGCAATTTGAAAAAATAAATTGGTTTGTTGCATTTGAATAACTTACAAAACTTGCAAGTGTTGCAGAAACCCATGATGACTGATTATAAGTTGAATAATATGTGATGCCCTGATACGGGAGACTGAAGTATGTCCCGTTAATGAGTATGTGAGGAGCGGTCGTTACCGATGCAACTATGTCCCACGCCCAAAAAGTTCCTGGATCAAAAAGTGCTGGTAAATCGACTTTAAGAGTGAGCGCTCGTATGAGGTCTCCTTTGGGAGGAATTCTACAAATATTGTTTTGACCATAGACAACTTCCTGATTTTGAAATGGAATATCATAGGCTTCGAGCACAAAAGGGGTATGGCGCTTATAAACCCCTGAAAAGTACGTCACTTGGGGCGATCCTGTTAGATATGCATCCTGTTGCCCAATTGCTGCCAACTGGATATAACCAGCTGACATTCCTACTAAGTTCGCAGAACTTATTTTGCGCCCAAACGCGCCCCAGCCCACCCTGAATTTTGATCGCATAATTCAGGATGAGTCAGTTACAACTCAGGCGATTTGATCCGTCAAAAATCGGCGACGACAAGGTGTGTGTTTTCATAGGAAAGCGTGGTACAGGTAAATCAACTCTCGTCACAGATATTCTCTGGCACAAAAAGCACATCCCTGCGGGCATCGCCATGTCTGGAACTGAGGATGGAAACGGGCACTATAAACAGTTTATTCCAGATCTGTTTGTGTACGGTGAATACAGACGAGATGCGGTTGAAAAGCTACTCGAGAGACAGCATCGACTCGTCAAGAGTCTCGGGAAGGATAAAGCTCCCTCAGTTTTTCTGCTCATGGACGATTGCATGTACGACAAAGCCTTTATGAGAGATGACTGTATGCGCCGGCTTTTCATGAATGGTCGCCACTGGAACATCTTTTTCATGCTCACGACCCAGTACTGCATGGACATGCTTCCTTACGTGCGAACAAACGTTGACTATGTTTTTGCGCTACGTGATAACGTCAGGCAGAACCGTGAAAACCTTTACAAAGCCTTTTTCGGGGTTTTCCCAACTTTTGACCAGTTTTGTCAGGTTATGGATGCATGTACAGAGAATTACGAGTGTATGGTCCTCGACAACACATCAAAGAGTAATAAGATTTCAGACTGTGTGTTCTGGTACAAAGCACCTATCCGTAAAAACTTCAGAGTAGGCGGTCCATCCTTCTGGCAATATCACCAGCGTTTCTATAGCCCACATGCTGCGAGTGGACCTCAGGGAGCTGTAGCTGGACCAAAACGGCGAGGCGAGACGGTTGTAGTAAAAAAGTCGCGGTAGCCGGCTCTACTTAATTTCCATCTAAAATTCAATAATGGCTGGTGTCATGACATATGATCCGAGTGTAGACACTATCATGTCAGCAATCCCCCCACAGGAACCTAATTTAAATGAAGAGATAGCGCGTGCAGCCCTTAATCGCCAGGCGACTGAAAATAAGCAGACTGGACCTCCAACCGGTCTTTTGAGAATGCCATTAAATGAGCCTGAAAAAGATGTTGTGGAATCTCAAATGGCAGATTTCGCAACACCTATTGAGGAGGTCATGCCCGGTCCAGGGCAGATGATGCAGGACGAGATGATGGGTTCACCATACGTCCCACAGAAGGCGACCAGTCACCACGGTGGTGGCGGTGAGACGCAAACAAAATCTAAGAGCAAGAATCCATTCGGTCTCCAGGACGAGCAGTATCAGGCTCTCCTGGCTGGCGTTGCCGCAGTCGTCGCATTCTCCAAGCCAGTGCAGGGCAAGCTTGGAGAGATGGTTCCCAAGTTTCACGGTCCATCAGGTGACGTGTCCCTGACCGGTCTGGCTGTGACTGCACTCATCGCAGCCATCGTGTTCTACATGGCAAAGAAGTATCTGGTGGATGGTCAGTGAGACAAAGTAGGACACGTAGTGTCCAGTCTTTAGATCCCCTCAATCTAAACTAGGGACACTGCGTGTCCCACTTTGTCTCTAGTCCTTCACAGTATCCCCGCAATATGTGCGAGTTCCTGATGCTGTATAAACTCCACCGTCTATCGCAATTTTCTTAAGTTTCTCAAAATGTTCCCAAAATTTATTAGTATGATCATATTCCGGTACTGACATGTGCGCTAGCTCGTGAAGCAACACATACATCGCCGAATTTACATCGCCTCCATCCAGGCAGATGTAAATTTCGTACCCTTTATTCACATTAGAACCAATTGGTCCGTTGTCCTTTTTCCAGTCAATCATGCCCGTGATGATGGAAGGTTTGCAGACGGGGTGCCAAAGCGGGTCTCCTGTGCGACGCAATAATTCAAGTAGAATCCAGTACCTGTATTTGAGTTCACTGAGCATTTCGGGTTCTTTATTCGCTGAGACTATATATACGAGGACAAGAAACAACA